GCGTTCAGGATTCTAAACTGATCAGTAACAATTGCTGGCATCGAATCTTAACTTTTCTTTTTATTTATAGTGGTTCATCAATCAAAGTCCAAATACTCTAATCGCACCTGTTGATCTTAAACCTCTTACAGAAGTGTTAACATGGTTTTTACGTTGTATAGTTGGGAATGTAGAAAGACCAGCATCGACTGTTAATCCTGTGACTCCAATTGAAATTGGATTAGTTGACCTTTGTAGATTAGCACCATATAAACGTCCCCAATTTATTAATCCAAGAGATGTTGTTAATCCAGATTGTCCCGTTGAATGGAATCCAACTGTATTAATACCGATTATAGACGAGTTACTATTTGTATGAACGTCACAAACAATTTCACCTAGAGCACCATTCTCACTAATTGATTTTACTATGTAGATATTATCTAAGAATGTTGTTCCAATACCAACCACTGATGCATTGACACCATTAACAGATGTTACTCCATTACCAACTTTTGTTCCAGATACAAATATTGGATAACCAACCTTTAATTTATCAGCATCTACATTAGACAGTACACCATCATCATTTTGAGTTACGGATGTAAAGAAGAACTTAAGTGCTAGACCTCCTGTTCTTGTGGTTGTTGTTATTCCTGTAATAATACCAGTATAACCTTCTACATTTGCAATAGTATTAATTTTTTCAGTTTGGAATACAGGCAATTCAATTATTGTTTGTGGTGGATTTGTAAATGTATAACCAGCACCTGCATTTGTTATAGTTGTTGATGTAACTGAACCATTAGTCACCACAGCAGTTGCAGATGCAGTTGTACCAACACCAACAGGTGCAGTAAACTTAATATCAACATTTCCTGTATATCCTGAACCAGCAGATCCTATTGTTAATGCTGTAATTGAACCAAGACCTGAAACTGTAGCAGTCACAGCTGCTCCAACACCAATGTTACCCGATGTTATTAAAGCATCAACTTTACCATCACCAGTTTGATTATACCTATCTTTTTCATAATGGAATGATGTTGCATCATCAACAAATATACCATCATTAGAACCAGTTCCCTTACCACTTGTGAGTGATAAATCGCCAATAATCTTTGCAGTTGGATAAATTTGTGGTTCTATTGATGATCTTGTTTTGTCAACAACTTCTCCATTTAGAATGATATCAACTTTTTGTTTTTCCCATCTAATTGGTTTGTTATTTGTTTCATCAACACCCAATCCAGTGTAAATATCAGTTTCAACTAAATCTGCTCCTAATATTTGTTTAACAATTCTATCACTTTCCTGTGATGTTGTAATTCCAATAGCATCATTCTTAAGAACTCTAAATTCATCACCAATTTTAACAGTTTCTTGAATGTCTTTAATAACAACATCAACTCCTTCCTGTCCTTTATAGAAGAAAATATCAACCTTATCACCTGCATCGGGTGGTTCAGTAAATTTAAATGTAGAACCTCCCTCAAATTGATATGCCACCTTTGGTTTTTGTAATACACCATTGATGAATATCAGTAGAACAGCGTCTAAATCAATCAAAAGTGATGTACCACTTGTTAAATCTTTCTCAAAACTTAGAATTTGTCCGTTAAAGAATAATGGGAATCTTGTTTTCTCACCATTCTGTAAATTAGCAATACTATCAATAAAGTCAATTTCACCAAATTGCCATGCTGAGAATTTATCTCTGAATATTTCTATAACTTCCAATTCAAATTCTTGAATAGGTGCTGATAAATGAGATGCAGTGACTAATCCAACGGGTCTGAACTTATCACCAATCTTGAATGAATGACCTGGTCTTGTAATACTAAACTTATTGATCTCAAATAATGTTGATCCAATACCAACTGAAGTTCTTGAAGCACCTACCTCCACATTTAATAATAAATTAGATCCTGTATCAGTAGTTGCACCAATACCTAATCTTGATATACCTTCAACAGGAATATTTTCATATGTTGGTTCAGGTATGATTAATCTTGGATTTACATAACTTGTACCCGCAGAAACTATGTTAAATGCAAGTGTTCCACCTACACCAACTGTTGCAGTAATATTTGCACCTGTTCCACCGCCACCACCTTGTCCTACAAAAATAGTAATTGTATTTGTTGTAGCTTCTCTAATTGCTGTTTGTATTCCTGCAATAGGATCTCCATTTGGATTACTAGTGATTGAAATTCCTCTAGGATATGGATGATTACCAAAGAATCCATCTTTAGAACACTTGAATACTAATCCACCTGTATCGATACCAACAGTATCACTTGTTGATAGACCATGATTTGGAATAGTTAATTTAAGAAGACCACTATGTGATTCATAATCAGCATCGCTCGCTGTGAATGCATTTGCACCAGTGGCAGCAAAACTACCCTTACGTATTGAACCTATTCCAGAACTTACAAAACGATGTACGTATGCTTGGTCTGTAACACCAATCGCAACTGTGCCACCACGATATCCTGAACCAAATGTATTATCTGCAAAGAACTCGAACGCATGTCCTCCACCCTGATAGGTGTGTGGAATTGTACTCGCTCCTGCTTGTACCTCAAATGTTCTTTCAGAAACAATCCCTACAACGAACAATGGTCGATCATGATCTTGGAAGATAGTAGTTGTAACTCCAACATATCCACCACCACCGATTGTTTTAACTGCAGTAGCAGTTGCTGAAACAAAGGTGTGAGCATAAATATCGCCAGGATTAGAAGCACCAACATTAACTTGGAATGTATTTGTAGTTACATTACTTACAGATAGGTACTGATTTGCTGCAGGGTCAGTTGCACGAGGATAACAATGAGTTGAATTATTACTATCTTTGGTGCAAGTAAAGCATATTGAACCTGTATCTAAAATAACTGCGTCACCATTCACTAATCCGTGATTTGCAATTGTTATTGTGGATATACCAGTTACACCATCATAGGTTGCATTAGTAGGTTGTCCTACAACTGTTTTAGGACATCTAAATTCTAATCCTTTAAGTTGAACTGTATTTGGTCTGTTTAGAGCGAAACCATGAACCTTATCTGTGGTTACTGTAATAATACCTGTAATATTATCATATGCTGCTGTAGTAATTCCATAATTTACACCTGATGTAGTTGCAATACCAACAACACTAGTAATTGCACCTGATGTATTCTTAAATAATGATGCTTTAGCACCCACAAGTGGAGCATATCCAAGACCTGGCGTTGATCCAAGTGATACAATTAATCCACCTCTAGGAACTTGGTTTTGATTAATATCTGATTCTGATACAATAAACTGACCATTTTCAGATGTTATTCCAGTAAATTGTACTGTTGATACACCTGCAGTGGTATCTGCAATAAATTCGTAATTATGACCCTCATTATTAGTTGTTAATGGTGTTTGGAATATTCCATTAATGAATAGAACACCATTACCTACACCTATACCTGAAGATGTATTTGCACCTCCTACAGTTAAAGAATATGTTTTTCCTATTCCAGTAAAGTCATCTGATACATCATCAAACAACATATTAGTTGTATAATTTTGTCTTAAGAAGGTTCTTCCACTAAAATCTGCCTTCACAAATGGTAAATTTGTATCAGTTCTTCTTGATCTTGTATTTCCTTTAGGTGGTTCTATAAAATGAACTGAACTATCAACAATATTAAATGATCCTCTATGAACTCTTACAGTATCGTTTGCACTATGACTAGATGCAGATATACCAAGAACTCCTCTTGTAACCTTAACAACTGGTAATGTAGAAATACCAGCAGCAACATCTTCAGCATCATTAATAGTTCCTGTTGGAGTGCTTGAAAATCCAACCTGCTCTATTCTCATAAACTCATTATTTACTTTTAACACATCAGATGGTTGTACAGATCCAATACCACTTAAAACAAATTGAGAAGTACCAGTTCCAATAGTGCTGTTATGAGTAAATCCATCAAAAACACCCAATTGGTGAGAAATAGATGTAAATGTTATTGGTTGTTGAACTACACCGTCAAGACCAATTATTGTTTTGGTAAGTTGCTTCTCCATTGTCAACTTATGAGTATTACCCGATCCAGTTCCAGTAAATGTTATTGCAGCACCTGATGACACATATTCTGGTCTAGAGAATAATTGGAATTTATTTTCATCTATTACTTTTGCAAATACAGTTGATGGCATAATAGTTGTCACTACACCAGCAGTATTTGCAGTTGAACCTATCGATAAGGAACTAGCAGCAATTCCAACAAATGTTGAACCTGACTCATAAGTTAGTTCCTCATTGGTATTGAAGAAATGATTAGGAATTGTAAATATACCTGTTGTTGTGCTTAAAATACCTGAACTTGGATCGAATGTTTTTTGATATATTGGTGTTCCCTCAAATTTCAGATCAAATTTAGTTTTATTAGCTCTTTTCCCTTCTAATCCATCATAAGTTGATAAAAATACCTCTTGTGTAACAGTTCCATAAGATAATAATGGTGCAACATTATCAAAATCATTTTCAGTGTAGAAGATTTGATTAAATGATTGTACTTCAACCAAAGATGTAAATTCAGCATCTGGATAAAAACGTAGATTTATATTGTTACCACTTATCTCTCCCCCAAATGTACCGATACCTGTTGTAGAACCTGCAGAAACAAATGGATATTGAACTGTTAAAATATCATCTGCATCACGAATTGATATAATTTGATGAATTGCTGAAGTCTCTCCACATGAAACTCTAATTAATGATTTAGAAGTGCTATCTAGATTTTTATTAAGTGTTGCATATGTAATGGTGCTGGCAGTTCCAGTTGCATATCCAGACTCTAATCTAACACTTCTTTCAGCACCAGCGGGTTGTCCTGCCACTGCGAATCTATAAGTGCCTGTAGATGTTGTTGTAGTCCCTAATCCAACAATATTTGATCTTGTTTCTAATCCATTTCCAGTATTATCAATAATTTGTAATTTTATTAAATCATTTTCAAATTTTGCAGTTATTATACCTACTGCACTAGAACTACTTGATAATTTTTTATCAATATAAACCTGAGAAACTGATGGATTTACACCATCAAAGTCAACTATTATTTCGTTATAGTTTACATCTTTTGTTACTGAATCTTCAACATATATGTTTGCATATAATCCATTAAAATCAGTTTTTGGAAATTCTACGATTGATGTGGTTGCACCCGCAGATACGTTAACATTAGAACCTGTTTGATTAATATTACCTATTGTATTTGTATTGATACCAACTAAGTCAGTGTTAAAATCAATTTTGAGAATTTTGACGTTGTGATCTTTTGTAAATTTCTCTGTTGGTTCAAATATTAAATTTTTAGTACCACCACTAGTAATTTCAGTTTTGAGATCACCTAATTTGAGAGTTGTAAAATCTGTACTTTTCTCAAATAAAATTACATCATCTTCATCAGTTAATACCACAATTTCACTAAATTGTATGTCAGATGTATCAGGATCAATAATTTGTATCAAATAATTACCAAAATCAGCAGTTAATTCTTCTACAACAGTATTTTGTGCTGAGAATCCTACACTTGAGAATTGATCGCTGATATCGTCATGTATTAAAACTCTATTACTAATACATCTTGTAAAATCAGTTAAGACTCTTGTTGTAAATTGTAAATTTTTTGATTTGTTTCTTAAAATATCAAAATCTTTTACAAAATCAAAATTATTAATCGCATCAACCCGATTTTCATCATTCAATACATCTAAAATAATCGTGGATAATGAAGTTGAAGCTGTGCCGACTTCAAGTTTAACATTTGTTTGTATTGATGTATCTGCAAAGTTTTTTAATCCAGCAGGATGTATAATACGATTTAATGGACTTACAAAATCATCCCAAACTATCGGACTCTTAACAGAATATGATAGATTCTGATAGTAATCATTATTGGGTGTAACTTGATAATCTTCATTTAATTTTCCTGTATCATCTAACCAACCGTATTCTTGTCTATTTGAGAAATCAATTTTAAATTTAGCTTTATTGTCAATAATCGATATGATTTCAGCAGAGACTCCGCTAATTGTTCCTCTTACTCTATCACCTTTCTTAATATTAAACAGACCGTCTATTTTTACATAATCATCTCTTATTTCAACAATTCTTAAATCAGTTTTTTGAGATCCTACGGTTAATTTTTCATTTAACTCGAATACACCTCTTTTCTGTATAGGTCTTATATCTGGATAATTCTTTTTATTAACTAAAGTAGCATAACCTGACTGGAATGTTTTAGCAATGCCAGGATTTGTTGTTAATCCAACTAAACTGAATACTAATTTTGATGGTGTTCCAGCAATATAGTCATCAACATTAAAGAATTGATAATTGTGGTTTTCTGAATTAAATCCATCACCTGTAACAGTTGTATTTGTAGTGATGCCTCCTTGTGTAGCTCCTATTCCTGCCTCTCCAACACGTAAAAGACCTTCGACAAATACTTTATCTCCTATAGCAAAGGGTTCTGTTACAAAACCATTTGTAGGGGTCTCAATGAAGCATGTAACTATACCAGCATTTGGGAATGGTGCTGTGATAACTGAATTAATACCAACACCATTAGAGTTGTTTATAGCAACGACGTTATGAGATACTGAATCTAATCCATTAATTGGAGCAATAACCTTTACATCTGATACTGTTTGATTTGGAACTATGGCTTCTAATGATGAATCATCTACGAGAGTGTTAGTTACTGGGTTGAATAATAAAAGACCTGGTGCACTTGAATAATTTTTACCACCACTTATTATTTCTACACTATTGACTGAATCTAAATTATCAATATTTACTACGGGTGGAATAAATGCCTCTGGACTTAATGTTTTATCTGCAGAATACTCATAACCTATATCAACTATTCTTACTTTATTAATTTTACCAACTGAGTTAGATGATGCCTTTAAGTTTGCACCAGTTCCATTTTTACTTACCACAGTGTTAAATTGTGGTAATGATTGATAATTAAAACCTGATGATAAAATCTTAAATTCCTTTATCTCTCCAACAACATTTTTTGATCTGGTAGAATATTCAATTTTTTCACAATTTGATTCGTCATATCTTAAAAATTCAGGAACATTAGGTGATATGTTAAATTTATCAGAAGTTACTCCCGATATTTTATATTCACCATTGTAAATACTATCAATGAATAATATTTCAGAGTAATTTTGTACTTCTGTATCTGCTGTGCTTATAAATCCACCCTTTGATAATCCATAATATAATCTCTCAGGTGTTGATGCTGAATATTGTACGCTGAGTGCTGCTCCAACGATTGGTCTATCGGGGGATGTACCAATTCCGATTGTTCCTACACCAACAACATTAAAATTAGTTGTATCTTGTGAACTTAAGTATTCATTTGTTAATTCTTTATCATAGAATAACTTGAAATCAAAATCTGCTAATGTAGTACTTGATAGACCAAAAGTAAGTTTTTGATTTTTAACAACTTTTATTTGTGGATTGATAAGTGAAAGAGACTGATTTGCACCACCTGTGGATGCTGTTATTGCGACAGGTCTTATAGGTTCAACAGTTATATCAATTAAAGTTTCACCTAATTGTATAATATTGTCACTTTCTTTATAAACGTAATACGTGCCAGTACCCAAACCTGTTGCATTACCATCATATAGAACTTTATCACCTGTTTTTAATCCATGATTAGTAATTTCTAACTTATTAAGTTTGACTGATCCACTAGAAAATGTTATTGGATTTATTATTAATTTTTCAAATTGGGAATTGTACCTAACTGAAATGGGAGTGATCGTACCAATTCCCACTGATAAATTAGGAATAATTTCTACATCAACAACATCACCATTACTTAGATTGTGAGTAGTGGTATTTGCTGCTCCTATTTTTGTTGTTACAGTAGTTACAACTTTATCTACATCACCTAAAACCTGTTCGTGTTGTGAAGTAAGATTATATAAACCAGAACCAATACCTGAATTGATACCATTACCTAAGAAAAATAATCCATCACTTGTATTTGCAACACCTGCTCTTGTAGTTACTAAACCAATATAATTTTCATCTTTTTTAATTACAAATACATCTGTTTTTGTTTGACCTGAAAATGGTAACTCAAATGAACCAGAAGCACTGTTATTAGGTGATACGTCAAATGCAGAGTTTGCTACATTAGGTCTTTCTAATGATAACTTTTGACCTGTTACAAAAGGATGGTTTGGAAGATAAATTGCTCTTTCAGGTATGGAAATTTGTGTGATTGTCTCACCTATAACATAACTGGTTGTATAACCCACACCATCAGTTCCAACACCAACAGACTCTACTCCATTAAAGTAGATTATATCATTTACTTTTGACTCAAATTTCTTAGTTTTTACAGGAATAGTAAATCTATTATTTAAGATATCAATATTAGAACCAAAAGTATGTGCTACCCCTGTATTTCTGAATACTCTTATGACTTTATTAGTATTAAAGGTGTTTAGAACCTTTAATGTTTCTGTTGAATTACCAACACCAATTCTTAATGTTCCACCTATTGAAACTGTGTTTGGAATTTTATTGACAAAAATATCTTGAATTAAACCATTAAGATTACCCACAGTCATTGATTTACCCAATGAAACTGTGTCAGTGCTAATACCAATCTTAAATGAATCTGTTAAATTTACAATTGATGTGCTTAATCCTGAGACAAATACTGAATCTTCATTATTGAGTTCTATAAATGGTAAGATATTTACTTGAACTTCACTGTCACTATTCCAAGTAAATACAGAATTATTAAAACGAGTAAGATTTGTTTCTACGTTAGATATGCCTATTCCAACAATTTTAGAGACTTCAGCACTAAATCCAGAACCACCCGTATTATCATGATTAAATGATGTTAAATCACCAACTTTGTATCCAGAACCACCATCAAGAATTGTTATATTTTCAATTTCTCCTTTTGTTACCGTTTCAATGTTTGATATTTGTCTAATAAATTCATTTGATTCTTCGATAAAATCATTATTTGCAAATTCCTCTCCAACACCAAAAGGTTTTGTATTCCTTATAAGATTAGAATTATTGAAATTAAAATCATGATTTAATATAAGATTATCATTTATAAGGGGTGATCTATAAGTTTCACCAATAAAATAAGGGTATAAACCAACTAATTTATTTGTTAATGGTGTACCATTGTTTGTAAATCCACCTGTTGCTAATCCAACTGTAGCAAAATATGCATAAATTCCATTTGGAAACTCAGGTGTTTTACAAAATCTACCATTATGAATATCAAGATCTCCTGTTCCGTCAAAAATATAATCATCAATGAAGAATCCTTCATTAAAATTAGATGGACGATTATGTAATTTTGTCACATCTTTTTTGTAAGATGATGATAATATTTTTATTGATGAGTTTATATTATCTGGATCAGAATATCCAAAAGGACCATAAATTGGATTACCGTCATAAGCCCACCCGATAATGGGTGAATGATCTGTAATTTTATCAAATTCACCATTTGTCTTAATATCAAATGATTTTTCAAGATTAGATGCAGTCGATTGCGAATAACCTAATACCCCAAATGTGAGAGAATTTTCTCTTGTAGTAAGATTATTATCACCAAATCTTTCTGTATTATTAACTGTTAAGTTTCTTACTCTTGCTCCAAATAATCCATTGCTACCAACTACTTTTGCTCTAACCTCAGTTGTCAAACTATCGTATCCAATACCAGAGTTAATCACTACAGTATCAACTATTAAACCATCTCTTATTACAGGTCTTACAATCGCTCCTGTGCCAGATCCAGTTGATGTTACTTCAAGTTCTGGTAATGAATTATATTGACTACCTTGATTAGTTACGATTACGTCTTCAATTCGTCCATTACTAATAATTGGTTTTAGTTCAGCATCTTTACCATTTTGTATGGTAATATCAGGTTTAATTTGATGGTTTAATATTGTTGAACCATAATCGGTGCCTTTTTCATACAAATAGGCATCTATAAATGATCCCGTGACAACGGGTGTAAAGTTAATAGTTCCTGTAACTGTTGAACCATAAGATACTTCAACATTAACTTTAATTTCAGGATAGGTGAAAGTTTGATATCCAGTTCCTGTTGATCCTAATCCAACAAATTTTCCTCTTTCAAAGTTAGAAGTAATTGTTCCACCTATACCTGCATCTGATAACTTAAATGAATTATCATCAACTTTCATTACATAGTACGATGATGTAGTTGACAAACCTTGAATTGCTTTAGGTGTAGTGGATCCTAAACCAACAGTTGGTGAATATTCAACAATATCGCCATGAGAAAACCCGTGATTAATAAAATTAATTGTATTGAAGGATGTTGAAATACCTGCTGGATCAACTCTTAATTTGCGATGTTGATATCCAGAACCTCCATTTAATACTCTAACATTGAGTAAAGTATTTTTTGATTCAGTTCTAAATTTATGAATACCGCTAGCTGCTGTATCAGTAGCTAATCCAACGGTATTGATACCAGCTATTCCAGTTAAAGCATCTGTCTTAGTATTAAAAATTCTTACAGTTGTTGGATTTACAACTCTGACAAAATAAGGATCTCCATCAGATAATGTTCCAGTAATTGTATTGGTTGAATCATATGGATTACCTATTCCAAGTGATGGATTGCCCTCATTTCTATAGAAAACTACCTGACCGTTTTCTAAGTTATGCTGTGTCTTAAATGTTATTGTCTCATCATCTTTATCAATTCCACCATTAAAGAAAATATCTCTACTATCAAAAGATATATCTCTAAATCTTGCACCTAACTCTGGTTTTAGTAAACACCCAGAACCATTACCTCCTGTTAGAGATATATTTGTAATTGCACGAATATCAAATTCTTGAGGATCTACAAATATTTTTTTGACACTTCCAGAAATAACAGGTTCTACAAGGGCAGTTACTCCAGAACTAGATTCTATATTTACTACTGGGGGATTAATAACGTCATAATCATCACCACCATTAAGAACATCTACACCCTCAAGAGGACCAAAGAAAATATTATCATCAGAAACAGGAGAATGAATCTGTACTCCATCAATTAAAATTCCAATATCATTAGTTGTTTCATCATGTTCTGACGAAACAAATAGATTTTGAGATAAAGGAATCCTTCTTAAAATTTTATCTGCATCTAATTTTCTATTTGCATGTTTTTGTAATATAAAATCGTGATTACCTGTAGTGGTAGATCCAATTCCAACTTGTATTGTACTTGCTGATCCGATCTGACTTCTTGAATTATACAGTGCGATTCTTGAAATTTGTGATCCAGCAGGTTCTGGTTGTGGGTCAACATAATAGACTCTACCAGAAGATAAACCAACAATCTGTTCACCATCAGGATGATATATTACAGCATCACCTTGAATCAGTTTTAGTTCAGAATTTGCAGAGGGAGTAAATCTAATAAAATTATATAAATTGTTTAGAGGATTCAATCCATCAAAATTACCTGTATTTGCAGCACCTACAATAGTTTCTTTTATAATATCAACATCAATGTCATAACTTGGTAATGAATTAGATGCAACATATCCATCAACACTTGAATCTGTATATACATTTAGAACATCAGATATTAAAATATTATTACCTACATCAAACTGTGCACCAATGCTATTCGCCTTCTCAATTACTCTACGAATATCATATGTTTCATTAGATTGAAAAGGAGTTACTAAGTTTTGATTCTCAACATCGATAGTATTAAGATTAATATCAATACTTTTAACATTAAAAGATCCAATTATAACCTGCTCATTTCTCTTTAATATCTCAAACTGGTCTCCAACTTTCAGAGATGATTTATCAATAGGTGTTCGTAGTGTATATGGACCTTGTCCTTCAACTTGAAATCTTGTGCTAGTGTTGTATTTCCATGAATTTGCAAATATTTCTTTGTAAGTTGAATTGTTATTTTGTATTTTTTCACCAACATTTTTAACAAATATATTTTCTCCCTCAGTCACTAAATTTATATCTGATACTGGAACTAATTCAGATAAAACACCTGTTATTCTTAAATCTATTCTCTTAGATAAATTACCATTCTCATATCCAAAAATACTCTCATTTGATCGAATATCATCAGCAGTGTTGATTCCAACAACGTTACCAGAGCAACCAAAAAATTGGTTAATTGATTTTGATGTATAATCAATAGTGTTTAGTCCACTAATAATGGTACCAGTTGTCCCAAATCCAACAGTCGAGTCAACTGAGATTACGGATGAACCTATTTGTGAATCATCAAGTGCCTTTGTCTTACCTGGAATAGTAAATACACCCTCAATTAAATCTCTATCATTAAATCCTACGAATAGGGACATTTTATAGTATGATTTACTTTCTCTTGTAAATATTTCAACCTCTGATACAGAAGCACTAGTGTTTATATCATTCGACTTAAATATAGTTTGCCCCACTAAATTTTGTGGATCACCAACGGTTGAAATTAATTCTGCAACAATAACTTCTCTTCTTATGAATTCAGAACTTGATGGTTTTATTAAATTATTCTCTAAATCTAATATTTTTGCTTCTACACCATATAATACCTTAAATAATATTCTGATTGATTCTTCAATACCTTTTGATTGATAAAAGGATCTTGCAAATTTAACAAAGTTACCAACATCTAAGTCAGATGTAAAATCATTATTTTCAAGACCTGGTAAAAATGTTTTCTTTAATTTTTTGTAAAATTCCTGAATGAATAGGACAGATAAATTTGTAACTGATGATCCAGATTCATGATTTGCAGATAATGTGTCCTCAAACGTCAATTTTTCTTTATTGACATCTATTAAAGAAGAAGATACACCTACACTATAACCTGTTATTCCACTAAAACCACGAATGCAACCTGTGAAGGATGTAGATGTAATACCAGTATAAGTTATTATTTCATCATTAATTTTTAGTAGTCCGTATTCTTCTGGAAAACCTTTAGTGCTAGGAACACTTATAGTTGTATCAGATGCATCAACTGCAGATGTAATACTGGTTAATCCAACTACAACTTCAGGAACTAAATTATCAACTTTTAGATATTGATCGAGATTATTAATTAAATCACTAGGTCCACCTTGAAATTCCTGTGAAATATAGTATTGTTTAAAGAATTCTACAGCATTAGGAAAATCAGCGAGTACAAACTCAGGTAACTGATTTTCAATAATCGTATTGACCTTTATTCTTTTGTCAAATTGTGACATAAATTATTTCCTCT